TCGGCGCAACATAATTAAATCGAGCAACACCACCATCTTGTTTATAATATTTAATACTTCTTTCATAATCTTCTTTGCCATACTCGGGATTTGTAGAAACATAACATTTTTTTTCACGAGTATTTCTCCAACCATAAAAACAAGCCACTATGTATTTTAAATTAAAAGTAACATTTTGTTTTAGAAAAAATGGATTTAACACTGGGTTTACACCCCAAAGATCACATTTATTGTTTTGTGATATTTCAAAAGAATTATTTATAAATCCATCAAGGTCAATTAGTTCAACAGTTTTTTTATCATTTATTTTTATTTGTAATGAATCAATATCATCATCAATGCCACAAATTAATTCATTTTTATTGAAATAATCACATATAAAATTTCTTTGGGTATTTACATGTTTTTTTTCTGTAACAATAAAATTGACTGGGTAATCTTTTAATTGTTTTTTATAATCATGATATTCATTTCCATCAGATAGAAATATGTATACATTTTTAAAATCTATGTTGGTTTTCGCTAAATAATTAAATGTTTTTTTGAATATTGTGTTTGATCTAGCGATACTTGGTATAGCAATTTTATAAGTCATTGAATATACTTGCTTTTATTTGTTCTGCTTTTTGTATTTCTTCTGGTAAAGCTATTTTTTTTGTTTCTGTTTTTGCTCTATTAAGTTCATATTCTTTTGAACCACAATAAATCATTTTTTCCCTATAATAACAAACTATTGAGATTCTTTCAAAATAGCTTATTTTTTTTGGCTCAGTATTGCCATGAACTTCATGAACGTCAAATAAAGCAACATCTCCATGCCCTATATCTAAACCGACACCATATTTAGGCAATACTGTTTGAAAACCCTCATATTTTCCTCTTGATATTACACCAAGATTACCAAAACCCTCTTTTAAATCTCCTTGATCTTTATGCCCTGCAGTTCTAAAATTTTTATTTACTGTAACTGTAGTAAATGCAGTATCTTTTATAATAAAATCTTGAGATGATGAATCAGCCAAAGCTTTTTGTATCTTATATCTATGAGGTGCATATTTTTTAAAAACTTGATTAATGCTTTGAATATATGGAATACAAAGGTTGTATTCGTTAAAATGTGATTGTGAAAAGGCAGTTGTTCTACAGTAAGGTATTCTTGGATATCTATCCATAAAACCTATGACTGAACTGTTTACTGGCAGAGAATAACTTGTTTTTGATAATTTACCATTACTTAAAATAGGAATGTATTTACTACCATTAATTTTTCCAATAATACGACCATCAATTTTATCGCCTATTTTATAAAGTTTATCAATATCTCCTGAAGCTGACCCTCTATTATTTGATTGTCTAGCTGATTTCCTAAAAGGTATCCTTGCATTCTCTAATACTTCGTTGGGAACTGCATTTTTTTTAAGCACACATAATAAATCGCCATTTTCTTTAAATACTTCTGTGTCTTCTGTAATTAAATGTTTTATATGTTTTTCTGTTAAAAATGCACCTATTAAACCATCAGCTTCTTTCTCTGACATAACTGGTTGTAATTTAAGGGTTTTCATTATTATTCCTTTAAGTTTTTTTCTTCTTTTAATAAACAATGAAAAACTGCATCAGAAATATTGTCTATATTATTTTGCTCCCTTACCTTTTCAACTATTTCACGAAACTTTTTTTCATTTTCTGGTTCATAAAATAATTGTATCATTTTAACATCATTTAATAAATGGTTATCATCATGTATTACTTCTCCAACTGGCTCTAAAAATTCTACTTCTTCCTTACTAAATAAGCTATCAAGTTCATCATTAGTAAAACCAGTCATATTTAAATCAATATCAAAATTAAGTAATTTATTTAGTTCATCTTGTAAAAGCTTGTTATCCCAACCAGAATCCTCATTTACTCTATTATCAGCTATTCTATAAGCTTTTGCTTTTGCTTCGTCTAAGTCAGCTTGTACGACTGGCACATGGGTTAATCCAAGTTTTTTGGCACCCATTAACCTAGTATGACCTACTATGACCACCATATTTTTATCAACTACGATTGGTTGTTGAAATCCAAAATCTTTTATTGATGATGCTACTTTTTCAACTGATTGATTTTTTCTAGGATTGTTTTCGTATGGTATAACTTTATTAATTTCAATATTTTCAATATTCATATTATCCTCTATAAATAGTTTTTGTTATTTGAAGTTAGTCCTGCTGGTATGACTGCATCATTATCATCATGATTAAATTTTACATTTTGATAAAACTCCATATAAGAATTATGAAAGACCCTACCTATTTTATCCTTATCCGATAATTCTTTTGGCACATCCTCAAATCTTTCAGTTTCTTTTTCCAAAAATTTATTTTTTTCTTTTATAAATTTAAATAATTCTTTTAATTCATAATAACTTTTTTTTACTTTATAATTTCTTTTCATAACCATTTCTCCATATCTAAAAACTCAATAGCTTCTTCCTTTGTAAAATGTCCCTCCTTTATGGCTCTTGAAACATCATAAGAATGAGCTTTAGCATATTTATGGATAAAACTTGTTCCTTTTTTATTTTCGATAGCTTCCTTAAACATTTTAACTCGCATATCATATTGATCAACCTTTTGATTTTCTTTAATCACTTGCTTTTGATCTAGGTATTTTTTAGCTGAAAGCCAAAATGCAGGTTGTTTAGCAAACTGTTTATCTTCTATACCATCATAATATTTATTATACATTTGAGCTAAAACTTGTGGCTTATCAATCCATTCTTCCTCTAGCTTAATATAATTTTTTTCTGCTATGCCCTTGCTTACTTTATTTTTAACTTTATCCCAAAACATATTAAAAAGGTTTTGATTATCTATTTTCCATTTTAGGGTTTTAGTAGAGGTTGGGGTAGGGGTATGGGGTAGGGGGGTTTCACCTAGGTTATCTTTAGGTTTTTTCGGTCTACCTCCTAATCTACCATTTACTTTAGAAGCTTCAATCCTTTTATTTATATATAAAAATTCTTGAAGTTGACGCTCGTTTTGATAATGATCATTAACATAAACAAAAAACTCTTTTATAATTTTATTACAAGCTTGTTTTTCATCATCAGTATAACAGTTAGCAATCCTATATAATTCTATAT